CAGGAATCGCCGGACGGAATCCTCTTTGCTCCCCGCCATTCCTTTTGTAGAACGACGGATCAGCGGGCGCTTTGACCCGGTCTTGAACAACTATGCCCACAGGTCGACTCGGTCGTCGCTCCCTGCGAACGACCATGGCGTGACTGTGACGTCGTCCGGAAGGACTATATCACGGCCTCGCCTTGGCTGCTCGTAAAGCGCTGAGATCGAATCGATTGGTAGGTAGGGTTGCGGAGGTTGTTGCTCGTAGAGCGCCTTTGCAGACATCGGTGGAGGTAAACTCCCCGAGCGGCGTGCCAGTTTCCAACTGCGCGCATTCTGCTTGAGCACTTTCATAGCCACAGGTGTGGTCTCTCCGTTGTATAACGTCGCGTCCGAAAGGAACGCTTCATAACACAACGCCGCATAGCATGCGGCCCAAAGACTCTTCTCTCGCTCGGTTGGATAGCCGAAGACGAGAGGAGCCGGGATATGAGATAACACATACTTGTGAACCATCCACGGTGCTTCCATAGGAGGACGGCCGACCGGGAACTTCGGCTTCGCGAGGACGACGCGTTCGCGCCAGACATCACTTTCGTGAATGACTGATGCGTCCACATCATACTCTTGAACCTTAGTCCAGGTAGGCTCCGCGATACGACGTGCGATCTGTAAGTCCAACCGGCGGGGACCCCATCTATGATAGACGGGTTCCTGCTGGCCAGGCTCATAATCGACGTAGTCCGCTTCGACGGGGACAGTCGGCAAACCGACTCCCCCCCACTCTTCTGGAATGAACCATGGTACGTTGCATTTCTCCAACATGGCAGCATGATGGCGCAGGAAGGCGCCCATCACCCGCTCTCGGAGGACTTTTGGACAGGAACGAATCAGCTCGCGACAACGCACCCCTAACGAGGTGTCACTGGCGATAGAATCGATCCCGACCTTCTCACCCGACCTTTTCAGGCCGAAGAGAAGTCCCATATTGACGTATTCGGTGGCCGCGAAGTATAGACTTCGAACCTTTCCATCGACCTGATCGTCAACCGGTTCCTCTAGCCGCAGAAAGTTGATGCTATTGATTTGGGCGAAAGCCTTAGTCAAGAACGTCTTCCCTATGCTGGTTTCGAGGCCCGCGAAAGCGGTAATGCGTTCCCAAAGTTTGTGACCACGGAGCGTGGTGCGCAGCACAATGTCGTCACCGTTGATGAGCATTGGGACGTTCGCCAAAGGAGTAATCCTCTGTCGATCGACCTCATATGCCCACCGCGAGAGAGCGGCGTTAGCTATGCACAGCACCGGGAAACTTACGATGGAACCCATCAGTTGCCCCCAAAGTTGTTTGCGATACACACCGTCGCTACACAATATCTCGTTGCCAGTTAAACTGGTACGAAACAAGGTGTTCTCCTCACCCGTGAGACCGCATACTGCCGAAATTTCGTCAGCAATGCACTCACTAACCCAGGGTGCCAGGTTATCCGTTGCCGCAGC